GATCACCCCGCCGGTCGTGATGCTGACCTGCGCAAGCGAGATTTCCCATTTCGTGCCGTCTGTCTGCGTGAGGGCCGGGGCGGAGCCGCCCTCTACTCCGTTGATCTTGGCAATCCGGACAGTCATGGCCGCGAAGTCAGCCTGCAGCACGATCCGGTCGATGCGCGTCGAGACGGCGGGCGTCGCCACGGCCACGTCTTCCGCAGCGCCGTTCTTGTATATCTTACCCTTCACAATGGCCCCGCCAGTAGCCACGGTCACTGGCGTGGCTGTGCCCGACACCGCCAGTTCATTCAGGTATCCGCAAAGCACGCCTTGTCCCGCCGCCTGGTCGGTTATGAAGAGAATCTCGTACAGATCGTCCCAATCATCGGCGGCATACGGCCCGCCGTCGCCAGTCGCGTCAGTCCACGGATAACTCAATTCTGCCATCTGTACCTCCTAAGCACTCACGTATCTGTTGTACCACGAGAGCGTGATCGCGCCGCCAGATGCGCCCGACGCCGTGATGTGTATCGTGTTCACGCCCTTGTTGAGCGACCAGAACTCGGATGCCGCGCTCAAGGTCTCCAGGATGCTCGTGGTCGTTCCTGCAGTAGCATCGTAGAAGACCACGGTTCCCGCCCTCATGTCAATCTCGATATAGTCGTTCGTATCCTGCGACTGTGTGATGCCAATCGTTTTGCCCGTGGTGTCGTTCACGATCACCGGATCGTCTGCTGGCCCAACGATGCGGATCACCGGCCACGCCACCACGTCTCCCACGTTGTTCGGATAGATGTAGCCGTCGATCTCGGTGGCAGCAAAACTTACCGGGAACGACAATGGGAACGAGAACCCGGTCTTCGCGGGCATGGACAGGCTCTCGCTGTGTTGGGTCGGATCGTAGAAGAACGGGTCGCTCGCGTAGAACGTATGGAAGACTTCCGCGAACAGCGGCCCATCCGGCTCGTCTTTGATCTCCGTGAACAGCCCATCGAGACAGCGGGTACGGCCATCGAGCGTCACCAACCGCAGTGTGAACCGGTCTGTGGTTGCGTCCACGATCTTGTGCGGGCTGAGGCTCGATTCCCGCGCTGTGAGGGCGGCCTGCAGCGCTGCAGCCGTGTCTTTCCGCAACCCTATCGACGCCACCACCAGGCGTGTTGGAACGTGCTTTCCTCTCAATGTGGCCCCGTCAAGGTACGGGGTGCGGCCGTCGATCACATGGACAGGGGCGAATCGAATGCCCTCGATGCCGAGGAAGTACCAACCCGCCGCGTTATCCGCGAGGTTATACAGAGTGCCGTCCGGGTCCATCGCGTAAATCTGGCTGAGTCCACTCATCCGCTTAGCCTCGCCCTGAGTTCCATCTGCTGCAGCATGGTCTCTGCCGCGCTGTGCCCACCCAGAGCGTTCACCAATGCGTCAACGCTCTGGATTAGCGCGCGCGTCGCCATGAGAAGTTCAGAACTCGACATCCCTCCCATGCCGGACAGTGGGATCACTGCCTCCGGCCCACGCTCGCCGATCATTGCCAGAGTCGGGCGCGTTACAATGCCGCCCTCCCCAAGTGTTGGAATGAGGGGTACGTCCGGTGTGCCAATCGTCGCGCCCGCCCAGCCCAGATGCCCGCCGCCGATGGTCTGTCCCAAGATGGTTACGCTCGGCAAGTCGAACCCGAAGCCAGGGATGCGAATCTCCAGCGCGTTCCATGCGCCCAGCACCGTGTTCACCATGCGGATAATCGCGTTCACCGGCCCCTTTATGACGTTGACGATGCCTTCCCATGCAGACGCGGCGACTGTGCGGATAGCCGCCCAGGCGGTGGATAGCCCCGTCTTGATAAGCGTCAGGCTCGTGTTCAGTTGCAACTTGATCTGGTTCCAGATGCCGGTAAATATCTGCTTGACGCCCGTCCACACGCCTTCCCAGTCCCCCTTGATGGCTGATGTGAAAACCTTGATTATCCCGCGAATGACCTCCATGACGTTCTGGATCGTGCCCTTGATGAGATTGAACACAGTTGTTACAATCGTTCGGATGCCGCCCAGGTTGCCATCCCACGCGCCGCGGACGGCGGTAAGTACGCTGCTTACCACACGCCACACCTCGCTCAGCACAGCGCCTATCGTCTTGGACACAGCGGGCCAGTTCGTAACGACGAATGAGATCACAGCGCTGAGGATCGGCACCACGTTGTCGCGCACCCAGCCAAATACGTTCTGAATGACCGGATACACGGCGTTGATCGCGCTCTCTAGATATGGCATCGCCTGTGTCGCCAGTACCGCCAGAGTAGAGAAGAGTTCCGTAAGGATCGGGATGACCGCCGCGCCGACGGTTTCCTTGAGGTTGCCGAGCGCAATGTCCATCTTGTCCTGCGCCCCGGCGAATGTACTTCCATACGCTTCGGCCTGGCCGCCGAACGTCTCTTGCATCTGCCCCAGCGCCTCGACAGACGTTGCGCCTTCCTCGAGCACAATGCCGTACCGCATCAGGATGCCTGTATTGCCCGCCGCCACCTTTCCGACGATTTCGGCGGCGGTATTGAGATCGATGCTTTTCGCCCGCGCCAGGTCTTGCGCGAGGCCCATGAGGTCGAGCGCCTTGCTATAGTCGCCGGTCATGTTGGTCAGTGTGGAGATGGCTTCGCGGCCCGCGCCGTCGTCAAGCGCGGTGCGGGCCAACTGCTGGGAAAGATAACCCTCAATGGCTACGCTTGCCGTATCCCAGTCGCCGCCGGACGCCTTGACAGAAGCGGCGAGCTTGGCTATCCCGACCTCTTCCTCGCCCGCCGCCTCCGCCGCGTCCCAGAGGACTTTGCCGAACGCGCCGACGCCCGCCACCGCAGCGCCGCCAATGGCGACAGCCGCCATGCCGACGCCGCCCAGTTTCTCTTTGATGCCACCCAGACTTCCGCTCACCTCATCCTTGAGCGTCATCAGGATAGCAAGAGTCAGCGCTTCACCCATCGTCCTTCCGTATCTCCCATCGCTCGCGTCGACGTTTTGCGTTCGTCCAGAGTATTTGTCGGTAGAACCACCGCTTCTGGTCACCCTTCGCCTCAGCGACCACCCACGGGGGCACGCCCCACGCCTCTGCGACCTCTAGGATATTGCACCATCCTGGGACTGTTTGTGCGGTTCCGCCTCCCCAGAGTTCGAGTCGGACGCGCTCTCGAAAGGGACGGTTGTTTTATCCCCCCCCGCCTTCATGTTGGACAGCTGCGCCATCATCTGGGACAGCGACAGCCGCCCGACCTCTGCTTCCGTCCAAGAGGATGCGCTGGCGATCACCCCGCGCAGTTTCACGAGATCGTCTTTCGTGAACTCGTTGGACTTTTCGAGCCAGGTCAGCAGCCAGATCGTGTCATCAACGGTCAGATTCTCAGCCCTGAAATCAAGGGGTGAATCAGCCTTCTTGTCCATCTCTCGCCTTCTCCCACTCATGTGATCGCCGCAGTCTGGTTCACCACGATGATCTGATAGGACAGCGTCTTTGTGATGTTGTACACGACCTCGAATGGCAGCGTCACGACATCGTTCCCATCATCCTCATCCAATTCAGGGATGTCCGTGTACCGGATCGCGGCGTCGATCTGGAGCGTGTAGTAGGTGTATGCGGTTCCCTGCGTGGTCAGCGCTGGCCCGCGGAAGAGCATCCTCATCAGGCGCGTGGCGTCCTTCGTGCGCGCGATTGCGATCTCTGCCTCCGCGACGGTTCCGTGCAGCAACGAGATTTCGCCCCCCATCGGCTTCTCGACGTTCCCGGTGAAGATGGGGGTTGCAAAGAACAGATCACCCTCGCCGCTCCGTAGAGCCTGCCATCCCGTAGGCCCGCCGAACTTGAATCCGACCCATGCGCCCACCACAGGCGTGGTTCCGACCGTGCCGGAGGATGCGTCCAGGGACAACACCCCATTGCCGAATAGAACCTCATTCACCGCGGCCGGCGTGAGGCTGCCCGTATAGTCGCCGTCCGTCGCCTGCCTGCCCTCCAATGTGGCGGACAACATGACCGCCTCGCCCGCTGCGCCGGTCAGCTGCCAGTTTTTGACGAACGCATATTCCGCGACGTCAACACGCTGGTTATCTCCTCCCCGGATCGTGAACGAAGAGATTGCATTCGCCGAGGTGCTTGGGCCGTCAAATTGATAAATCTCGCCAGTTCCGGCGCCGTCCGCCACTCCGGACTCCACCTGCTCTACGCCAGCAGTGAAAATCCACGGAAGATACTGGTACGTCGCAGGCGCGGGCGCGAACTTGATTTCTGCTCCAAGCGCGGGGATGTACGACCTCCCAAGTGAATGCAGATACCCCACGTCCTCCTTGACCAACTTCGGAACCGCGAGGTCCTTCAGCGACCCCGTGCCTCTCCAGATGTGGGTCCCTGCGTGGGCGGTCCCCGCAACTGCCTCCAGCCCAATCTCGATTTGTCTGAGCGCCCTGATTCCAGCCATCGTACATGCCTCCTAAGTGATTGCAGTCTCCTGTTTGAACTCGATCTCGAATCGCCATCCAATGTGCGTGATTCCGTTGTATTCCTGTGTTGAAAACGCCCACCGCAAAGTCTTGATGGTGTCCACGGTGCCGCTTAGCGTCAGGTCCGCAAGTATTGCGTTTGGGAACGTCTCCCCATACGGCAGCAACCTCTCCACGTCCCGCGCCATGTCCTTGTATGGCGTGAGGATGGAACAGACTACCGTCTGCATGCCCTTCTTGAAATCAGAATACGGCGTCCAGTCGCCCGACTTCGGAGCGCAGACAGCGAACGGTCCCGGAGGCGCCTTGTCGGGCGGGAACGTGGGGGCCTTCCGAATCCCTTGCAGCGAGAGCGCGTGCGCCTGAATGGCCGCGATTGCGGCTTCGATAGTCATAGCCATGTCAGTCCCCCCACCGCTGGGTGATCTCTCGCCTCAAGTCCTCGATGAACCTGGAGAGGATGGGGCCAACCTTGCCCACAGCCTCCTCCATGAACTTCCTCGGCTTCAATCCGCCGCGCATGCCGATTCTCCGCGCCACCTGACTGCCGCTCTCGAACCCGTGGCGTGACGCCCACACATCCAGCGCCTCACCTGGCGGCCAGTGCCGCTGCCTGCTGGACTCCGGGTCGATGCTGAGCAGGCCGGTTCCCCAGTTCATCCAGCGCATGTGCAGCAGGTTTGTCCCAACCTGTGTCCACAGGGGAGGTTCCGCCTGATCCACGACGTGAGTCATCGACGCGCGGCCGCGCCCACTGTCAACCGGCATAGTGGACGCCGTCTTGATTTCGTTCGCAAGCGAGGTCCCCACACGGTTCCAGAAGTCCCGCAGCGGCTTCGCGTACAGTTCGGGCTGCATGCGGCTGAGCAGTTTATCCAGGTTCTCTACCTGGACGTCCAGGCCGAGTTCGTCATCGCTCACAGAATTTCGACCCTCCTGTATGGCATGAGCATCATCTTGACGTCAGGGTCCAGCATCGGGATCACGACTGCCTGCCCCATCTCGCCGGAACCGGCGATGCCAAACGGGGCATCCTTCCTGCGGAACAGCCTTGCGGATTGCAGCATACACGCCTCGGAGATCAGTGCGGGACACGCTGAGAACCCAAACTTCCCGGTGATTTGCGTAGATTTCTGGATTGTAGGGAACCTGTGCGATCCTGCAGGCGTGATCCTGATCGACGTGTACGGGTTGGACTCCAGCGCCGCGTTGAACGGCATGAGGTCGAAGTCGGTGGTCTGCCATGTGGCCTCATACACACGGTCGCCGTCTCCGTCCGTCTTCAGCGTCGCGATGCTGATAATGTCATCCTCGCAGAAGAGGACGTTCGCAGACTCAGGCGTGTAGTACCTTACCTCGTCCTCTGCGGTGGTGAAGAACCGGCGCCGACAGTGCAGATCGATTTGCCTGCTGACTGCGGTGACAATGGATTCAATGATTGCGTCGTCCGTTTGGTCGTTCACCACCGAGATGGTCACAGTGGCCCCCGCGTTCTCGTTCACGAGAGTCTCAGTCACCACGACCTCGGCGGCGACCCCGCCAGTAGCCACAGTGAACGTCCCATTGTTGCTCACGCTGCCGGATACCCGGATAATGTCCCCGGTGAGGAACCGCTTCATGCCGCGCGCGCTGTCCGATATCTTCTTCGTGGACAGCGCGAACGAAATCGTCGCTCCTGTCAACGTGTTCTCTTCGAGAATCCGGTCGCGCGCTTGCGCGAGCGTGCAGTAGCCATTCGTAATGGTCATGCCGCCTTACCTCTTGCGTTTCCCGCCAGCCTTGCGCACCATGCGATCCGCGGGAGGCGCTTCCATCGCGCGTTCGGCTCGTTCCGGCTCAGGCTCTGGTTCGGGCTGAAGCGGCCTCTCCACAATCAGTTCCAGCACGCCTCGGCTGTCGCGCTGTACCCACGCGGCGAACTCCGCGGTCAGCTCCACAACTGATCCAGCCGTGTAGCGCAACTCTCCCGCGATGTAGTCCCACTTCACGATGTATCGTGGCATTGCCTTTCTCCTGGCGGGCGGGGTATTGGCCCGCCCGCCCATGTATGTCTATTCAGTTGTCCGCAGCTAGACCGCCGTGATCGCGCTGACTGTCGGGATTTCCGCCCAGTTCAACGAGAACAGGAAGGTGCTCGCTGTGGTTGCCGCGCTGACCCAAACCAGAATCGCAGCCGGGCCAACGACGGGGATGAGATCGTCGAACTGGACCCTCGTGATCCCATCAAAGGTCTCGCCAGCGGCGAACGCTGCGGCCCGCGTGTACTTCCAGAGCGCCCGTGGGCGCACCAGCGCTGCCTCGACGATCGCCGAGCCAGACGCATACACGGGGTTTGTCGCAACCGATGAGCGCGGGTTGTCCGTGCGCCAGTTCTGTGGCGTGTACGCCGTGCCGCCCGAGGTGTAAGTGTTCGTCTCCGACGCGATGACCATCAACTCGTTGAGAGTCCCTGCCGCGGTCTGCAATGCGATCTGCAGGCTGCGTAGGAAAAAGGTCATGCCAGTCGGAACCCCAACGCGGATGGTGGGCGCTGTAAGAACAGCGCCGCCCGCGTCCGCCGCGCTGCCGGCAATAGGCGTGCCGGTGGTCGCTTCCTGCGCGGTGAACATCCGCCCCTGCAGCGCGAACAAATCCCACTTGGTCGCGTGCGGAGCGATGCCCATCCGCAGCAGCGCCTGCGGCGGGGTGTTGCCGTCCGAGAGGGACAGCAGAGAATCTTGCCGAACTTCCAGTAGTGTAGTCATTGCCATTCTCCTTTTTGGCTTTAGGGTCGGTCGGGTGTTTGCACCGCGCCGCCCGTATCCCCGGGTTAGATGCCCGCCAGTTTCTGCAGCACCCAGACGATCACCACCAAGTCTTGCGCTGTGCCGTCCCACGCGGCGTCCGTGGTGATCTCGCAGCCGATTGCCTGGTTCGCGGCAAACACATTCGTAGCGCGCGGACACACATCCGACAGGTTCGTCTCTGTGGTGATCTGTATCGCCGGGTCTGTCACCGCCGAACCGCCGATGGTTGGCACGACGCCCAGCGTGCCAGCGGTTGCGGCTGCGGTCAGGTTCGCGCTGACGCCGACGACGTATCCGCCGAACGGCATGCAGTATCCCACATTGTCCAGCGCAACCGCGCCGTGCACCTGCTGGCAGAACAGCGCAACGCTTGTCTGACTTGCCGCCACAGCGTCTTGCGCGAAGACAAGCGGTACGAGTTGATACCTGCTGAGACTGTTTGCAATTTGCATTTCATGCCCTCCTCATGGGCCACAGGGGAGAGGACTATCTCCCCTGCAAGGCCGCCAGGTCTAGATGTTGATATAGTAGACAGTGTCTGCCCACTCGATGCCCGACGCTGCACCGGTGGGGTAGAACCGCCCCAGGCCCAGCCGCAGCGAGTAGACGATGCGCGTCTGATCCGTGCTGATAATCCGCTCCGTCTCCACTTTCACGCGGCGTCTCCAGCCCCACTTCAGACCGTTGCGGTTGAACGAGACGATCTGTCCGTACAGGTTGTCGCCTGCCGTGTCGGCGTCAATCGTGCCGTCCAACGAGGACTTCTTCAGCGCGATCGAGGAGATCACCGGGTGACCAAAGACTTTGCTGACCTGCCCCGCGAACAACGTCGCCTGATTGCCCGCCTTGTCCTGCGTGAGGAACTCATCGAGCAGCAGCATGTGATCTCCCACATACGGGTCAACGACGTGCACGAGATCGAGCGGGTTGTTCGGGTGGCCCCAGTCGTGCATGTACGTTGCGTCCAGCATGCGGCCATAGATGCCCTTGAACAGCGCCAACTCAACCGGCCCGTTGGCAGCAGACGCGCTGTTTCCAGTGTTGTCCACGAGGCAGGCGTGGCGGATGCCGTCGAACGCGGTGTAGTGCACGGTAGCCGCAGCCACCGTATCGTGGTTGTTGATGCCGTTGCTCAGTGTCGTGTCCCCATTCAGCGCGAGTGAGTCCATGTAGTAAGCCAGGCTCAACTGCGACTGCCGCCGCAGGAACGGGATGTACGGGATAATGGAATCCTCTTCCATCTCTCCAGACCACATCTGGTGTATGCCGAACTTTTTCGCAGACACCGACACGCGGTTGGAGCCGGTCTTGCTGGTGTCATACGCACTCGCGGCTGCAGCCGTGCTCTCCGACTGAACCAGCATTTCCGGGATGTCCACCTCGACGGGCAGGTAGGCCGTCGGCGCTGTCATTTCGAAACTGCCGATCAGGTTGGCGACGCGGCTTTCGTTCCGTGCCGCCTCCCAGAGTTCGCCGACATACTGGGCTCCGACGAGCTGAGAGCCATAGCCGGATTCCGCGGTATCCATCGCGCGGATCGCAGCCTCGTACTGCGCGCGATTGCCCTTGTGAACTCGCGGGAACAGGTTGTCGATGGCCTGACGATCGATTTTGCGAATCTCAGCATCAGAAATGTACAGCGCCTCACTCAGGTCACTGAACGCATTGCGCAGGTCCTCTGACGGACCCTTGCGCCCGTTCGCCTGCTCCGCCGACAACAGGTCGTGCAGGAACTCGATGTCCGCAACGCCCAGATTCCAGCGGGCGAACTTTGAACCCGCAAGTCGACCTGCGCCCTCGCCCCCGAACTTCATCTTGCGCTGAAAGTCCTTGTCTGCGGTCAGTTCACCCAAATACGTCTTGACAAGCCCTTTCAGCCGTTCCTCCGACACGCTCTCGCCGATTGCGGTGAGGCGCGCGGAGATGTCTTTCAACAGTTCATTCTCTTCCATGTGTCACCTCTACAATGTTTTGATCTGGCCGAGCCGGTCGGCGATATCCTGGAGCGCTGCCTTCCGCTCGGTGTCTTTCGCGTCCTTCGGCTCTTCCTTTTTCGCGCCTTCCAATACCTCACGAATCAGGTCAAGCGCCTGCTGCAACCGCTCCAAGTTGCGCGCATTCAGGACGGCCCCTACACGTTGTTCTGCCATGCGTTTCTCCTTCCCACTCTCCTTGCCCTGTTGTGGTGGTGACCCAGGCTGCATAACGCTTTCCAACGATTTGGCGAGTTCCTGCAGGGCTCTCGCCTGGCGCTGGATCAGCGCGTCCGGGTCGCCGGGAACTGGTACGGCGGAGAGATCAAGCAATTCCGCCCGAGTTACCCTCTTGCCGCTGGACGTGAGCGTATTCCAGCCCACGCTGATGGCGTTCAGGTAGCCCTCGCGGTATTTGCGCTCGATGTCTGCGGCGAACGGGTCGCCCTTGTCGAAGGTCACGTCCGCGACCAGCGTGGCCTCGCCTAGTTCTACGTTCGCCTTGCCGATCGGGGGGCGCGTTCCCATGTAGTCATGCACCCAAAGCACGACGGGGTTTTTTCGATAGTTGTCCAGCTCCCACGCCCAGGTATCAATCGCCAGGCCGTCTCGGACGATGTTACTGGTGGAGGCCACGAAGCGGATCGGCTCGTCGTTGGCTTGCCCGTCTAGGCGATAGGCGCGGAAATACCTCGTTCCAAGTTGCGGCTGCTCCTGTTCCTGCTCAGCTGTGGCGGCGCTTTCGTTGGCTTCAATCGCCTCTATTTGCGCGCCTGCCTCCTCGGCCGTTGGGCTGCATCCGAGCGTGTCTCCCACAGGGTTGCCGTCTGCATCCACCTGGTACACACAATATGCCTTGTCTTCCGGGCCGTCTTGTACCACCGTATAAGGCATCTCTCACCTCACAGAATTGCTGTCATTGTGCAGCGGCAGTTGATCACGTTCCCCGCGCTGCCGGCGCCATCTCCAGGATACATCAGTGATTCTCCGGTCATCACGAACGG